GCTTGCGATAAAGCTGCCGCCGCCTGCAATGTCACTAAACAGCGCACCGGTTGCGTTGCCATCCGGCCCGATCTGCCCTAGCGTGACTGTGATATTTGAACTGGAGGCACCCCAGTCCGCGCCACCGATCTGTTCAGAATTTGCAAGCAGATTCGTTCGCGGCGTCGCATACAGCAGTTGCCTGCCTTGCCAGTCGGTGCGGTAGATCGAATCAACCGATACAGCCTGAATAACAGGCACACCGTCCGCGCCAATAAGCTGAAAGTCCGCAGTACTGCCGTTCCCCGTACCGAACTGTGTATTGCTCGCCGGATGAACAGGTCCGGCAAAGTTCACCGCGTCGAGGTATTCCGCTAAGGTGCGATGACGGCGCACCACCGAGCCGACCATATCGCCTAGCAAGATACACATAGCGGAGATACTTCCGTCTACGTTGCTAACGGTAATTGTCGGCTGCGGCTGCTGCGCGCTGCTGTCGCGTGCAAAACTCTGACCTTGAATCGGCCAAGGGGTGTACTCATTACCCTGCCAAGTAATCGGCCCGGTTTGCAAGTAGTTGTGAAAGCGCAGCACGTCACCACCTAACGACGTGCTGTCCACTTCAAATAACTCGACTACTGCACCGGGCTCTAGCTTCTGAATGTCCGTTGCAATAGTCACTTAGTTGCGGCCTCCAAATTTTCGATTCTTGAAAGTGCCTCCTGTAATGCCTTGGTGAGGACCGCGACGATTGGAGCCCACGCGAGGCTTTGGATCTGCGGATTACCTTTGTCGTCTACAGCGTCCTTGTCTCCGTGTACAGCACTAGGAATCACCGCTTGGAGTTCATGGGCGATAAAGCCTATCTGTTCCTTGCCGTCCGCCTTAAACGGGCCGAAATCGCGCCACGCATACGTGACCGGGCGCAGCACCTTAACGACATCAGCTGCGCCAGCCGCCAATGGTCTGACGTTGGCTTTCGCGCGATAGTCGGAACTCGTAGTAATTGCCCCTAGCGTCGTGGAATCTACCGCGAGATTGACAACACTCCCCGTCCATCCAAGTCTGATGCTGTTATTCGAATTGGTGTTGACTAGCGATCCGACGTACCCGGTGTCCACTGTGCAGCGAATCCCACCGACAGAGGAATCCCACCGGACGCTGATCACGTTCTTATTGTCGGTGTGGACAAATGAAGGCGACGGAAGATTATGACTGTCCCAAGGCACGCTGCCAGAAAACGTGGGCCTGCTCGTGAAATTGAACACACCGCCTGACGAGGAGCCGGGAAGGTTTCCGCTATCCCATGGGGTATCTCCCGCGAAGGTAGGGCGACCGGAGAACGCGGGCGAGCCTTGCAGGTACGCGATACTGGCCTCTTGCGAGTACAACGAGGGAACCGTACCCTCTTCTAGCTTGAGATTGGCGTAAGTTACCGCCCCCGCCGCACCGGACACAGTGCCCGACGAAGTAACGCCGATACGGAAGCGCATGGCGACAGTGCCGGCCGGCGCGACACCCGTAGCCGTCATTAGTGATGGGGCCGCGCCTGACGCGGCGGAAGCGCTCACTACACTGAGTAGGGTAGTAGAGTTAAGACCGGTAGTGACATTGTGAAACTCGATACCAATAACGGCCGACCCCTCCGTTAGTCCTGCTGCGCCTACAACCCCCTGAATACATACGCTAGTCCCCGCGCCAACTGGTACAGGCGTCGCGTAGTCGTAGACGTGCGCGGACACTGCTGCGGTGTTCGTAAAGTACGTGCCCGCTGCGCCGACCGCATCCGACGCCGCCGAAAAATAGACAGTAGACCATCCGGTATTGCCTAACTCCGCTGAACCGTTCAACAATAAGTTAGCGCCGGTAATCCCGGATACCCGCCCTGTCGCCGCAAGCGTGCCGCCTACTGCGAGATTCCCGTTCACCGTCTCGTCAGCGGCGTTTTTGCTACGGAACAGAGGTCTCCATAGATTTGTCCCGTTCGTCTCAAACATAACGGTTTCATTCGGATTCAGCGCAGTAAAGCTGACCGAGTCCCCGGACCCTGCAGCAGGGGCCAGGGTAACGACATACGACCCGATGTTGCGCAGGAAAAGAACTTGATCCGCCGCGCAGGTATCGGCCGCAGGCAGATTAATAGTCCCCGCTGCGGAGAGCGAGATACTCGTGCGCCTGCCGACGTTGCTGGTCGTCAGTGCCGCAGGGGCCGTAATAGTCGTTGTAGAGGAAAGCGCCGCCTGTGTCTGCAATACCGCTGTATTGCTATTAACCTTGGAAAAGCCCGTTCGGATCGTATCGCCGTCTGTTCCTGCCGGGGCCGTACCTTGGTTAATCGACTGCAATAATGTCAAGGACTGAATACCTCCGTTAGAGTAACCGTTAGCGTGTATAGGTCGCCGCCGTGCGGGACCACCTGATAGCCATCCGCAGCCTTAAACAAGCCTTGCGCGCGTAGTGGCGGAGTCCAGTAGAACGATTGATAGCCCTGTAGGCCATTGAGGAATGCGACGATGGGCGAAATATCGGACGAGCCGCCCACAAAGGTAAGGGGCCAGCTATCAAACCTGTTGTTAATCCCGTCTGCTACATCTTGCCGGTAGCCGTCCGAGAATTGTGCCGTTCGTATGTTGTACTTAGTAGTACCCGTGGGTTCAATCAGAGGAACCCACGTAAAAGTTTGTGTCGCTATACCTGTCCGTGCCTCATCTGGTATGCCAAACCACCCTGCCCCCGGAATCGCTGCGTGATACGACGATCCACAAACGCCGACACAATGGAGTGCAACTCTTTCGCATCGTTGTCGGTCAAGCCGCCGCTACCGTTGTTATGGACCGTGACGCTAACCGGATTGCTTCCGCTAGACGCGCCGGAGGATGCGGACGACTGCACCGAGCCCACTGCGCCACCGCCCGCGAAGTGCGAGAGATTCCCCGTGTTGATCGCGTCGAGAACGCTCCGGTACTTTTTGGTAGATGCCGCGTTGATGACATACTCGCCATTCGACAGCATGGCGGGGATACTGTCCGAAGTGCCCGTGCCGGGACCGGCGATAGAGCCGCCGTCCGCAAAATGACCGACAGGGCCGCCCGTGCTGAATGCCGACGTAAGCGGACTGGTAACACCTGCGAGATGCATAATCCCTTGCATGGCTTGCATTTCCGCAAACTGCAAAGCTATCTTTGCCATGTCGGCTAGTGCGCCTGCCACAAACTGGTCAAAGCTGCCTTTGCCCGTAGTCAGGAACGAATTAAGCGCGTTCGCGCTGTCCTGCCAAGCCTGCGTAAAAGCATCGGCCGTAGTCTGCGCCGCCGTCTGCCCGTTGCCGGAAAGTTGCGTCATTGCAAGCTGCATCTGGCCGGAGTAGCTACTCCGTAACTGTTGTTCGTAATCCATTTGCTGCTGCAACATTTGCTGTTGTTGCTGGTAGTGCTGCTGCAACGATTGCAAAGCGGCGTCGCGTACCTGCTGATCGGCCTGAGGCGTGTTGTTGTACTTCTCGTTGATCGCCTCTAGCTGCTGCTGGTACGTCTCGTATAGCTGTACTTGCTTCGTGTAATTCTGTGCCTGCTGCGGTGACATAAACTGTGTAGCGTTCTGCACAGCAAATGCCTGCCGCTGCTTACTCACCGCTGCGTCCTGCGCATCCTGAAATTTCTTGATCGACTCCGCAGCCTTCGACATACGGTCAACGAAGCTATTGTCGTAAGAGTCGTTGAGGTCGTCCCGCTTCGACGTAAGCGCGCTAACATCGTCCGATGCCTTCTGCGCAGCTACCGGATTGCGTTTGGTCTTGGCGATTGACTCGCGCTGCTGCGCCAACGCAATTTCCTGATTCAACGCGGCAAGCTGTAATGCGTGTTCCTGATCGGCTGCACGCTGCGCGTCGAGTAGACCGGCTTTACGCTGCCCTTCGATAACCGCAATATGGCGACCTAGCTCCGACTCGATCAACTTGTTACGGTCCGCGAGAGAGGTTAGCGCCAGATTCTGGCTAGTCTCCGGCGTGCGCGACCGTTTCGCATACTGCGCGTTGATCTGCTGGACGTTCTCATAGTGCCGCTTTAGGGCCGTTTGATAGTCCGCACTATTCTTGTCGAGGTTCGCGGTAGCTTTCTTAAAGTCCTCGTCCTCTTTCTGCAAGTCGAGACTATGGCGGCGGTCGGGTGTGGCGTACTGGCTTGAGTTGACATAGTTGTCCACCGCTACCTTTGCATCGCCCGCGCGCTTATCCTGCGACTGCTTTTTGAGGTCACCTTGCAGGTCAAGCAACTTCTTGAGGGCCGCTTGCTGGTCGTTTAAGTCCTGTAGCGCCTGTTTCGCTTCCCCTGAATGCGAGTCGTAATACTGGAAACTCTGATAGCGGGACTGTGCCTTTTGTACGGCCTCCGTCTGGTCCGCGATCTGTTTTGCCAAGGTATCTGGCGTCCCCATATCTGCGATAGCTCGCTTGACACCGGACACCGCGTCCTCGACGGCGTGCCACCATCGCACTACCGTTCCCATGTTGGCGTCGGCATCCTTCGCGAGTTGGGCGTGCACACCAACGAGGTCCGACATAATCGCTTTCGTCGCATTGACGGTATCGCCCTGCTTTACGAAGTTCTCGATTTCCTCAACCTGCGCGGCCGTGAACGCGTGGTGGGCTTGCTGGTACTCCGTAACCCATTTCATTACGCCGTCCTGCACCTTCGCGAGCGCCGCCGCCGCCTTCTCCGTGCTAGTACCTGTGTCCGCAGCCATCGATACCGCCGCCGCCGTAGCAAGCTGCAACTGGTTTGCAGTAAACGCACCGGTAGCGCCTACCTGCGCCATCCCCTCACGCACGGTAACAAAGGACACGCGCGCTACGCCTACACCATCAGCCAGGGCGCGCATATCCCCCGCCGTCATACCAAGCGCGTTGCTCGTGGTCGTAAGAGCCGCGTTGAATGCCTCTGTTTCCTCAACGCCCTGATACAACTGGTACAGGAATGCCGCGACCCCTGCCGCCCCTGCCGCAAACGCAGCACCCATAGGGGACAACACGTAATGCAGGATATTGAGGCGCTCGCCAAGTACCATAGCCGAGCCGCCGAGCCGCTTGAAGTTGCCGGTTAGCGCCTCATGGCTCATAACCATCAATTCGCGGCTAATACCGGCCATACCGCCGTGAGCGCCCTGCGCCGCCTTTTGAACTTGCTCGAAATCGTCAATCATGGTGCCGAAAGTCCCGACCGCACCCATCGACGCCAGCTTGGCGCGCATTTGATCCGCACGGCTACCCATAGCGCCCATCGAGCGGCCGAGCCGTTCAACCTGCGCCGCCAATGCGTTAGCCTGCCTTGCGGACAGGCTCATACCGTTATTCGCGGCCTCTTTCATGGCACGATCAACAAGGGCCGTACGATCGGCCATTTGCGACATAGCCTGATTGACGCGGGTAGCCGAGGACGTGAGCCTGCTAACTCCGGCCTCGACGCCCGAGGCGTCTACCGAGTAGCGGATTGTTTGATTGTTTGTGTCGCTCAAGTCTTACCCTCCAATGCGGCGCTTATAACGGCCTGCGTAGTCGTTACCGCCTGTTGCCGCTTGGCCTCATACGCGGGTCGCACAAAGGGCCGTGCCGCCATCTTTGACGTACCATTCTCCAACCACCCCGCTACGTCGCGCTTGCGCATACCGGGCTTCCCGTTGGGTTTATCGGGATAGTCACCTATGAATGTCACGAGATACGTTGCGATCTTCCCTGTAACGCTGTCCTCGGGTGAATACGTAACGGTCACGCCTTCCCGTAACTCGCCCGTATCAACAGGCGTTCGCAAATAGACCTCATTCTTTAACACCGACGCGCCCGCTGCTGCACCCTTGCGCAAGGTGGATTCAGACATAGCAGAAGATAGGCGGGAAATTGCTGCCTCTAGTGCGCCGGGATTCTGCACTTCCAACTTAACCGCCATTGCGCGACCTCCCTTTTAGCACTACCCTGCTTTTACCCTTCGCCTTAAGTTCCGCGAGATTGATACCGAACCCCACAAGGGCAACTGCTTCCGCTGTCGGCGCTTGCGCGGGCTTCTCGGGTTCCTGCGTCCATGTATAGAAATCGAGCGGGGCATAGGCTGGCGTATCCTTGGCCCTATTGACGTTGGCTAACACCGCCGTAATGGTCCCCGCGCGCACGTCCGCTACGCGGTCCCCGAACGGCTCAAGGGCGTAATATGCGGCCCACTCTGTAAACTCTGCGCTCGAAATTTCCTGCTGTACGCGACGCACAGACATACCTAACTCTTTGGCCAGCCGGAACCAAAAAATGCGCTCCGGGCTGGCCCTTAGTT